GACCATTGCAAAGGTCAGGCGGCTGACATTGAGATTACTGGTGTTGCCAATGCTGATCTGGCTCAGTGGATTATGGACAACTTGGACTACACACAATTGATCTTAGAGTTCTACACCCAAGGTGTACCTGATTCTGGTTGGGTTCATGTGTCTTATGACCCAAACAACCTGAAGAAACAAGAACTGACTGCCACTAAGATAGCTGGTAAGACCACCTACCTCAATGGCTTAGTTGCTTAATCGTCAAAGAAGTGGAGGAAGACCCATATACCGATTATGAGTGCTCCTCCACCAATTGCCAAAACTGTGATTAGGCCAAGTACATTTTCAATCATGTGTAACTCTCCATTCACGCTCGTTGCGTCCTGATTTAGACTTGACTGTGCGTCCTGTCAACTCAATCAAGTTCATGTTGGACAACTCGTTTAAACGCCTTGCAACCTGATTAGACTCTAACCCACTATGTTGGGCAATTCCATCTTTACCAAGCGAGCCATGAGCCTTTAAAGCGTCCACAATCATGCAAAAATGTTTAGAAGCCAAGTCCTTTGCAGAATCAGCGGCTTCATAACTGGTTGTTGGGTCAGATGTTCTCACCCGATTAAAGATAGGCAAGTCAAAGAACTTCTTTACTTCACCGCCAAAATGTATATCGTCAAGTTTGCTCATCATTCACTCCTGTTAAGTTAGTGGGTACTCACTTACGCTTTCCCCATTGAGTCACATCAAAAAGGTATGTCCGAATCCATGTCCTCAATCTTAGCTTTAGGCTTGCTTTGAGGCTGTTCTGCTTGTTCTTCTTTGGGTTTTTTGGGGTTGACTGCTAATCCCATGAACTTACCGTTCTTACCCTCTTTAATCCATGCTGACAGCCAAAAGTCCTGTCCATCAACACGAATGTTGCCTTTATAGTCAGGATCATTAAATTTTTCTTTCTTGTCGTTCTTAAACAATACACCTGAGTTATCACGCTGTTCCATATTTACACCTTAATTTCATTGAGTTTTTTCACTTTGTCATCCACTTCTACAAGAAACTGGACAACCTCTTTTTCGAGTTCTGCAATATACAAGTCATTGCGCTCGATTCTTTTGACAAGCAGTTGTAGGTGCGCTGGCATTCGTGGGTCGAAACTCACAAAGTCGCACCAACTTCTGTTTGCACACGCCATTTGCCACTGCATCTGGTCGTAATACTTCTTTGCAGGTTCATCGCCAAGAATAGTGTCGATATGGGTTGAAGTGTTAGGACACTTGATCTCTAAGCATCCATCGTCACCAATCAGACCGTCAGGAGAGGCGGCAGACATAGCAATTCTTGGATGGTCAATAGCACCTACCTGATCGACTGTATTGCCTGTTTTAACCTCGTATGCGGCTCTGGCAAAGGGTTCGTTCTCGACACCCCACTCCATTGCGGCATTTGAGTATGACTCACCTACTTGGTTAGTCATGCGCTCGACTACCAACTGCGCCATGTAGTTTGCTCTACTGGTGCTGTAGCCTGTCTTTGTCTTGGCAACAATGTCAGAGATACGAGAAGCAGTGGCTTTTCCACAACGCTGTGCAAACCATTCAGGAGAACCTTGTTCAATATCACTCATGCTTCCCTCGCTATCAACATATCGTCTGCCATTTCATATGCAAGAGGCGCAATATATTTATCACCACACTTAACACACCCACCATCGTGAGCGTCAGCGGCAATTAAACCTTGCATAGCCTTTGCCGCAAAGTAGTCCCGCAATGTCATGCCACTGTGACCACTGCTTACCCAATCGTTAAGCGTTACTTCGTTACCACTTGGAAATGCTGGTGGGTTGTTCATTTCAATGCTCCTTTACGCTTCACTGTGCCAACCAAATTTCCACCATTAATTTCAGATAAAAGATGCTTGGCAACATTTAAAACTTGGCGAGCATTGTTTGAGTCGCCTTCAGCTATTAAATCTTGAGCATTGGTTATTAAATCAATAACAACACTGTTCCCGCCTTTGACTTTGTATGTAATGGTTTGCGTAATACCCAAAGCATATTTTTCAATATGGTCAACGCCATATCTGCGTCTATTGCGGCTTACTTCTGGATATGAAGTCATTTCAACGCCCCTTTACGCTTTTCTTTAGCATCAATTACTTTTTTCTGCCAATTCTTATCAGAACCGCAAGCACTGTAAGCAGTGGAGTAAACATCTTTCAACTCCTCAATGGTGGATGCCGCTTCAATAGCCGCTAAATGGTCAATCATCATTCCTACATCTATGTCTGAACCCTCACCTTCAGGCAAGTCTTCTCCAGCATAGATATACAGACCCAAACCATGCAGAGACAAAGCCTTAGTCATGCAACGCATGATGGCGGTGTTGACTGCAAACGCATCAGGATTAGGGATTGCTTTGTTTTTGTAGTCCATCACTGGTAATTGGCAAGTCATTGGTTTGCCAAACATAGTGACTGTGACGAACACCATTGCAGTGCCGTTTATGTCCATGAAACACTTGTCACCAAACATTTCGATCTTGTAACTTGCATCGGGGTCTGCTTTGAGTGCTTCTGCCCATGCCCACGCCCATGAAAGATATGTCAAATTTCCTTTCTTCTCAGTATGTTCATTGACATTCTTACCGAGAAGACTTAACACCTGTTCTTGATTCATTCCTCAACTCCCATCACATCGTTAAAAATATCTATCGCTTCTTTGTTTACTGCCCACATTGCCAACAGTGTTAGATCACTGTGGATTAGGGCAATATCTTTATTGAACCCTACGAATCTTTTGTGTAGGCACTTCTCCTCCAGACTCTTTGTTGTTCTTTCTATCCGCATTAGGATTGTTGAATAATCCAGCATTTTTCACTCCTGTTAAATGCTTCTTCCATGTATCCTGAACATTTGTCAGGGCTGAGTTCACATACCCGAATGTTGGGTCGGTGATTAGTTTGGATGGCATAACCACCCTTTGTGTCTTTGGTTGCTCTTTTAATCGTTTAGCCGCCTTTTGTCGCAATTTCGTGCGCTCTTTCAAACTGAGTGTGGGTGTCCAAATCTGAAAATAAGATAAAAAACGAGTCATCGCAACATTTATCTGTTGGGTTACGAGGTTTAATGCAGAACGAACAGTAATACTCATTGGAATGCTCCTCAATGATTCTTTCAAGATTCAGCTTAGTTTTCATTGCTGGCCTCGCTGTGGTAAGGGTTGATTTTAGGCAACTTAGGCTTGTTCTGTTCAATAGCCTCACGCTGTAATTCCATGCGGTAAAAACGCCACAACTGGAGTTCTTCATCGCTGTCAACCCAAGGGGTCAGCGGTATTTCTAATGCTGTTTGTGCAAGTCGTTCTGCTTTGAGTTCGACTCTTGATCGAACCATGTCTGCAACATCAGCCCATGCGTTTGACTGTATTGCTTCTACGATAGCTTGGCTATCGCATATCGCATCTGCAACATCTTCTGAGTTGATGTCTTGCAGTGCCATCCACTTTTCTCTCTCTAAATCAATCATCATTCACTCCTGTTAAAAAACCTATCAATGCGTGTATTCTGTCAGACACTATCATAATTACTATAGGTAGTTTCCCTAATACACTTATGAAGGTCTGCAAGAGACTTGTTAGTGAACACTTTGCCGCAACCCAAGCAAATCCAAGCAATTCCCATCTTTACTTCAGTTCTACGCTTGCCACTCTCTCCTCTTTGTTTACCAAAGAATGTTCTTATTTGCTGAATCATTTTTTGTTAGACGAGGATTTTGAGTAAATCAGCACTTGATTCTTGTCGTTGATTTCACCCTTTTCCTGTCGTTTCTTTGCAGAATTATCGCCCTGTATATAGCGTTTCATCTTTTGGTCTGTCAACCAGATTGATGGTTGACCTTTGTAATCAAATGCGTTGTTCATGTGTTCTTCTCCTTGAGTTTGGCTTCAATAGCGTTGTAAAAACTAAGCTGTGTTGTTGTGGACTCCATGCAACAAGCCGCTATTTCTTCAACCGTCAGCCCTACCCATGTGCGCTGTGGTGGGTGGGTTGCTTCACCTCTGGCTCTGATGGCAGAGGCGCAAGTCACGAATGCGCCGCCTATCATGCTCAGGCCGTCTAAGTGTTCCTCACACGCCTTTGCACAGGCTTCACGCTCAATCAAAACCGCTTCATTAAAGGCGGCTACGCCTTTTTCATAGCCACTCTGAAACGCTTTGGCGGCTACCAGTTTGACAAAAGCTTCAAGACGCAACAAAGCAGATTTATGCCAATTACATTCGCCATACACCTGTGTAGCCATCGCAATGATTTCATCTTGTGTCATTCCTGTACCCTCTTTTTATAGCTCTCTGTTAGCAATTGCTTGAGCCACTTTGATGCGCCAATTCGTTTCCATTCCTCATACTGCCATGTCGTAAGTTTTGCTCCAATACGCTTTTGTGATGTGGTTAACTCTGATTTTGGTCTAGGCATTTCATGTTCCTGATGTAAATTGCAAAACTGCTAATGGTATCTTTACCAAAACCTGTCATCTTCTCAATATCAAGTGCTACTTGTTCAAGAATGTCGTTCCTGAGTTCGTCATAGACTTGTTGTTGTGTCTTCCATTCAGACATAGATTCCTCGCTTTTCGCAAACGGTGGCATAGTTTTTTGCTTTCTTTTTGTGAAGCCTGATACAAGCCTTTAAAAGACTTTTCTTCTTGCTGGCTACTTGGATACTCTGTGGCGTGACAGGCCGTGTCAAGACATGGTTTACACCCATCAGCAAAGCAACAATGAGTGCCACACGCCCAAACAATTCAGAGAATGTCATCGTGGTCGTTCTCCTTAATGAATTTAAGTATTTTGGCAAAGTCTCTGTCGGTCAGGTCATCAGTGATGTCTACCCAACTACCATTACTTTTTTTCTGTAGTTCAAAACAGTATTTGCTGTAGAGTCCCTCTTTGGGACTGTAGTCAGGGTCATACGACCATTTAACCCTGAGTTCATAGTCTTCATCTCGATAGTCAATATCTTGCAGTTCATCAGGAAAAATATCAAATTTCATATACGCCTCTCTGTTGTTGAATGGATAATGTACGACACTATATATTCTGTTGTACACTAGGATATACCCTTATTGTCAAACACTAACCTCACTGATACTTTAGGCACATGGCACGAAACAAATCAGAAATCACAGGCAGTCCACACAAAATCGCAACTAGGGTAACTTTTGACCAATGGTCAGAGTTTCGTAGGTTAGGCGGTTCTGTCTGGTTACGAAATTATCTCAAGAATTTAATCGAACTTCAAAAGAGTCCACAACAGGGGAAACCATGAAAAAAGTCATCATTGGCGCATATTTAGCACTTTCCAGCTTCACATTGTGGGCGGCTTGTTCAACGCACACCTACTATGCAAACGGCAAATATGTGACTTGCACCACTTGTTGTTATGGGAACAATTGCAATACAAACTGCTATTGATGTATGATTGTTTGAAACACGGCTAAATGGGGAGTAGCTACCCCATTGAAAAGAGAACCCACCCCTCCTGCCGCAGTTTCTTTTCAGGGTGGATTTTAGGGCGTGGGAAAATGCACTATTACCAACATCACATTGGTGACTTTATCAAAGACACTTCTTTCTTAACAAATGAGGAAGTGGGGATTTATCTCAAACTTCTTTGGCTTTATTACGATACTGAACATCCATTGCCGAACTCAATTTTCGAGTTATCAATAAAAGTCAATGCTCGTGACCAACAAGATGCTCTAAACGGAATCTTGGGGATGTTTTTCACATTACGAAATGACGAATGGCATCACAATAGATGCGATAAAGAAATTTCCTTTTATAAACAACAACTTGAAACAGCATCAAAAGCTGGCAAAGCATCAGCCGCAAAAAGAGCACTCAACAGAAACTCAACGGTCGTTGAACGGTCGTTGGATTCATGTTCAACGGTCGTGCAACCAACCAATAACCAAGAACCAATAACCAATAACCATAGTATTGATGAAC